TGGTTTCATACCTGCTCTTTCCTCCCAGTCTTCTGCCTCAACACTAAAAGCAAATGATGATTGATAAACATCACCACGTTTAACCATCTCTAAAAGATCATTACCTAAAGTAGTGTTTGGTGCCTCAAACTCATATTCCATAGCAGAACCAGTAACCTTTAATTTTAAAGTACCGGATTTAGTCCTTGCCAAAACCATATTAGCATCATGGTTAAACAATGCTACTACATCTGACATGTCAGAGTTAGTAAATACATCTTGGCTCATCTCTTCGTCATACCAACCCATATCGTAGGCAGAGTTAAACACGGTAGCAGTGCCTACGATGGTGCGAGATTCTGGCATAGCCCTAAACTCATAATTTATACTTCTCTTTTCCATTGTTTCTTCTTTTGACCTTTCGTCCATTATTTTATTAGCTGTTCTTTCTGCCCAGGGTAGCATTGTTGAACCACCCCAAGCGTCATACATGATTGAACCGCATATTTCATTATCATCTTCATCAAAATATTTGCCTTGGTCATATACTTTGGCTCTACTTAAAAAACTATATGTCCTTATTACCTCATCGTCACTTAATGCCTCTCTTCCGCTTAACTGCCTTGCCCTTGTCCAGCCTACACTTGTACCGCACTGACTACCATTATCTTCTTTATGCTGCAATGCTTTCTTTGCCGCATTAGTTGCTGATTGTGGATAGTTACTGTACGGCATCGGTTGTAGGTTCTATTTTTATATTAGAAGCTAAAGGCAATTCATAACTATCTCCACCTGGATAAGGATTCATATTTTCCTTAATCCTAATTTCGTTAGGTGACATTGCTAACACATTTCGCATTGTAGTATAATAAGATGATCTCGCAGCCACATCGCCACGAAGTAATCCATCAAGGTTAAATCTTGTACAATAAGTGTACTTTTCTGCCTCAAAAAATATCTTCCTATTAAATTCAGCCTCAATAGTTTCGCATAATGGCATAATGGTATAATTAACAAACATTTGGCTCAACTGCTCCATGTTGCTAAAAGTTGCTTTATCCATATCCTCCAATAAAACACCTGGCACACCTGTTATACGAGCAATGTCCGCAATAGTAGCTTTCTTAGTTTCATTAAATGCTGCATCAGCAGGATTAAGTCCTACTTTCTGAAAGTCCATGCCTTCCTCTAAGATGGCAGTGCCTCCAGCATTTTGACTGCCTCCAAAAGCACGATTGAAAGAAGATTTTAATCTGTCGTATGCCTCATTGGTTAACTTACCAGGATGTTTTAGCACTCCGTTCAAGTGTGCGCCATTCTTGTAAAAGTTTGCACCATAGTTTCTATTTGCTAAAGCTAAGCCGTAGTTATCTCTGTGTAGGTCTGGCATAACAAAACCATCAATACCATTCCATGAAAGGTTAGGTATATGTATGATGTTATCAGAACTATACTTCTTGTTATTCTTCTTATTCTTAAATAGTAACTCGCCTCTGGTATTATAATAGCTTTCCATTTGTGTAGGATCAAGTATCAAAAGACTTGTAATCCTTTGGCTATTTGCATTTCTATTAATAGCAGCATAAAAAGCACCATGGCTTAAATAATGCAAAACCATGGTTTTATAAAACGTGTGAGCTGTGTAGAATTGTGAAGGCTCACGGCTAACTACTTTGTAATTAGGATGCTCCTTTGCTATTCTTATACTTTCATCTAATCCTTTTTCTATAATGTCAAAAGGCAAAGATGCAATAACACCTCCAAGTATTTGAGTCGCTCGGTAAAAGGCAGGAAGACCAATAATTGAATATTCATCTACTGCCACGCCAGCAGCAGATCCTCTTTGAAACAATGCGCCTAATGTATCACCATTAATAGGTGTACTTGGATTTTCTATACTGGCGCGAGTAGTAGAAAAAAAAGTCCGCATGGTGTTAATTAATCCCATGCGGCAAATATAAACCAGATTAGTATGAAGTTATAAACCTTGAGTAACAGACTAAACAAACTTCATGTCCATATAATTACTTTTCGCTTTGCGAAAGCTATTATATGTTGTGTACTTTTCATCAAGACCTAACTCTTCTCTTTCTTCCTCTAATTTTTGCCATGCCTCTTGATGTGTTTTACATTCTCCCGATAATTCATAAAACCTATGAAAATAACCGGATGTTGAATTAATTTGTCTTACCTGTTGAGCGTACTCATGCTTTCTCATTAAATTCTCCATAATTAAAAGGTTTTTATTTTAATTAGGTACATTTTATAACATTAATAATCCTCCTTCCCTTTCCTTCCCCTCATATATTGTAGGTCTATCGCCTTGCATTATCTGTGCGTAGGCCATAACCATTGCCACCGCTCCATCCACTTTTTCAGTGCTTTTAGCTTTATCTATTTTTATGTTGCCAGCAGGATCAAGTCTTAAAATAACATTGCTCATCATCCATTCCAATACTGGGTTACCATCATGTGTTATCTCATTAGATAAAAACAATTTTTCTACTTCCTTAGTTGGTGCAGACATAGAAATAAAGCCTTGCCCAAATGGTTTCATTGTTGCGCCATCATTTGTTAATTGGATAACAAGTTGACTGGCATTCCATCTATCAAAACAAATACATTCTATTTTATACTTAGCCGTTATTTCAATAACTTTATTCTTTATGTAATCGTAATCAGTTACGTTACCATCTGTCATAGTTAAGTGTCCATCTTGCTGCCATTGCAGATAAGGTACACCATCACTAAGCGATCGCTCTCTAACATTGTCCTCTGGGCAAAAGTAATAAGATTTTATGTGTGGTTTAGTCAATCCTTCTTGCACCGGAAAACAAAGTATAAGTGCGCAGATGTCACGCGTTGAGGCAAGGTCTAAGCCAGCAAAGCATTTCTTATTATACAGCGTAGCATCATCAATAAATAACCTGGTTGAATCAATGTAAGACTGCGAAATCCAAACAGAGGAGGTAGATGTCCATACGTTTAGATTTTTAGTCATGAATTGTATTTGCTTTGCTGCTCCTTCGTTTAATGCCTTTTGGTATTGATTGTCCATGTAGTCCATGTACGGAGTAACACCAAGGTTAGGATTGCTTTTAGTCCAATTATTTTTATCTTGCCAGTCATCGCCTTCATCAAGACAAAATAATAACGGAAAAACAGACTCATCTATTTTTCTTTTCTCCAAAATGTCAACCATTACCTTCCTGTACATATAGCAGGGAGATTCTCTATTAAACCCAGCAGTAGTTGTTATTAGAAGTAATGGTTGCAATCTTGATCCCATGCCAGTCTCCATGACTTCCAAAACATCGCTTGTCTTATGCGCGTGATATTCGTCAATAATAGCACAATGTGGATTAAGACCATCTAAGGTATCAGCATCGGCACTAACCGATTCAAATTTAGTATTTGTCGTAGGTACATTGCAGTTATACTTTAATACATTAACTAACTTGTTAAATGTCTTAGAATCATTCTTTAAATTCTTTAAAAATACTTTAGCAGTATCAAATGCAATCCTCGCTTGATCCCTTGTCGTTGCAGCTGTGTACACCTCCGCTCCCGTTTCATTGTCCAACAGAAAACAATAGACTGCAATCGCAGCTGCTAACTCCGTTTTCCCATTCTTCCTTGCAATCTCAAGGTAAGCCTTGCGGAAGCGTCTGCCACCAGTCTTTTTCTGCCATCCAAATAATACTTTAATAAAAAACTCTTGAAAAGGTTGGATGTTGAATCGTTGCCCGGCAAACTCGCCCTTGGTGTGTCGGAGAGCAGAAATAAAGGAGAAAGCCCTGGTTGCCTTCTCCTCTGAAAATATAAACTCCCAATCGTTAACCTGTAAATCGTTTAAATGTCTTTCAACTGCCAGCCTTGCATAGTTGCCTAATATTAATCGCCCCGAAACAACATCCTCAATAAATTTCATTTAGGTGTTTTAATTTCTATTGCAATAAATCTAAATAAAAAAAGAAAGCTAACAAAGCCAACTGACTCTAAATAATCTATAAAATCAAACCAAAAGAATTTTACAAACAACCAATTCCATAAATAATAAAATGGAACGGCTAAACCTGTGACCATTATACTCATTACGATGATAAAGGTCAATGTTTCAAAAATGCCTTGTTTCATTAGTTCATTTTTAAAAGTTTAGCTATCTCGTCATCCTCATCTTCGTTACTATCTCTAAAATAGTCCAATTTTAAACGGCTGCCAGGATCAAGGCCTAAACTCTTGCTAATCTCCAAAAACATATCCATACTTTGCTTAAATGCAGTCCATTCTGCAGAAACTTGCCTTGCACCGTTTGGATGCACCATAACTGCACCGGCAACTGCAAGAACCTCGGCATTGTAAAGCAGATGGCCAATAGCACGCGTAGCAATGCTCAAAAAAATGTCATCAACGTCCTTGCTTGCCTTGTGGGCTTGTA